TTAAGCCGTGTTCTCATTTTGGCTGTCGCCCGCAATGGTAAAACCGGCATCGCGAATTGCCGCCTTCACCTGCCTGGCGTCCATCACCGCCGTTTTCACATAGCCAAAGAAGGCTACCCGTGCGCCGGGCAAACGGATTGGCGTCGCCAGGTGGGCACTGAGCTCACGATTGCGCTGTGCCATCAGCTCGGCGCGCGCCTGCCAAAACGCGGCGGGATCGGTTGGGGTTTCAGTCGCGGTTTCGAACAGCGACGCCAATTCGCTCAGCGTCTCCCACTCCGCCAACAGGGCGGCAACCACTTCAGGATTAGCCACCTGCCCCCAGTCAGAGGGTAAAGCGCCCTCACGCCACGCCTCGAGATAACCGGGCAGCGCCCTCTTCAACTGGCTCAACCGATCGTTCAACACGGGTTTCCTTTTATAACGCCTAATGCCTTGATATTCCCCATAATGCCACTCTCATTTAACCGGTGATGGGAGCAATGACCGGAGCTTATCAGCGCCATAAATGACGTAATGACTTTTGGTGCGGCGAAATTAGCGATATGTGCGGGTGGGGAATGCGGAGCTGAGGTGTTACGACTGGAAAGAGAAACCAAAGTTTTATTGGCGCTTTAAGTGGAATTTCCTTATAAATCAATCACACAAAAAAAGACCGAATACGATTCCTTTATGCGCAAAATAATTAAAATAGCAATAAAAAACAAACAGTTAATACATAAAATACCTTCGCAGTCCCTTGCTATACCTTGCATTTCCTTTCTTTAATTTCAGTCGTTTACCAAAGTTCTCGGATCGATTCGGGATAAATTCGGCCGTGATCGCTGTGTTAATGACCGGTCATCAAATAACCGGCAGGTCATCCCATTCACAACTCCGCATGTCGTTCACGCAGTACATCACCACACCGAACACCTCGATCCCTTCTTCCGAATCCTCGTTGCCGAGTTCAGTTTCCCGGCCCGAGCCGTCCAGAAATTCGAGCGCTCGGTTCGGGTAAAGGCGAAGCCGGCGCAGCACGTGGGCCCCCTCCTCAGCGGCCACGATAATGCTACCGTGTACCGGCGTCGCCGAGGAATCGACAACGAGCAACGCGTCGGCGTGGATACCGACCGCCAGCGCCTGTCCGGCGGCACGGAGCAGATAAGTGGCACTCGGTTTTGAAATGCAGATCTCATCAAGGCTCAAGCGGCGCTCAACGTAGTCTGCTGCCGGGCTGGCAAATTTTGGCATTCCCATGGTGTTTTACCTCACAACAAATACTGTATACGCAAACAGTATATGCGTGAGAAAAAACCGATGTGAAGATAGATTCAGCCCGAAAATGACAGATGCCTGATCGATAAAGAAAGATAGTTTTCACAGTTAGCCGGAATCCCTTCCGGCATAGCATTACATACCCAAGCGTGAAGCAAGAATCGCGTCGGATTCGTCGGCAGTGTGAAGACATAGAATGTCCATGAATGCCCCATAGCATGCCGCAACACCACTTGCAGTTTGTGCTCCACCGATCAGCAATGGAACTGTACTGCTGCTCAGATCCGCAAGCTTACCTGTAACGGCCGCTGCTGAGGTTACTGACAACTTTCCTTTTTCGTAGCCCTCAATAACTCCACTCGCGACTTTAAACAGGCCGGCGGAAGGCACGTAATCAGCATAGACATTCGTGGCCGCGACAATGCTCCCCCCAGTTCCTGTCGGCCATGCGCTATCACGAGTCCCATAGCGCCATGCCTCCGTAGTACCCTGATTGTTGGTGATCATGGTGCGAAAATACGCCAACGCCAAATTACTGATGTTGTACCCCGCAGTGATGCCGTTATTGTCTGCCCTATCGAGGTCACTCATTCGCCCAGCAATAAGGTACGACTTACCTTTTTGAATGATTTGGTTTGCACGACTTTTAAGGAAGCGGCCGCCGCTAGATGTGACCTGGATAATCACTGATCGAGCCGTCGCATCATAGGTCATAGCGCGAGGCGGCGTGCCTTGCGAGCCTGCGATTAAATCGCCCGCATCGCCGAGCAAGTTGTAAATGGTCTGGACGTTTCCAGAACCATCAACCTTCAGGCCGAATGCCGGTGCAGCGCAGATCGTGGCCTTTTCATACATGCCGTTATTCAGCAAAAATGAAAAACGGGCAAGACAACCAGCCTCATCGGGGATAGTGCCACCATCAGCCACCACGCGTGCCTTGTAGGCAGCAAAAAGAGCCTGTGGGTCAAGAATAGAGGCTGATAGGTCCAAAGCTGTGCGAAAGCCGTAGTAAGCTTTCCCGGTTTGATTTACTGCTACCATTTAAAATTCTCCGTTCAGCGGCAGGCGATCGAGGCATGCCCAGTTATATAGCGGGAAGGGTTGGTTGTTCTTGGTGATCCAACGCGATGTCTGCGTGGAGCTGTCACGCAGGCACACCAACGGATAGACGAAGTCTTTAACGGCTGGCACAGTGTTTGTGAATCCGATAAGCAAGTGATCACTCATTGCCGGCGCCTGTGAAAGCGTCAGTCGTATCGTGTTTGGAGCAACTACTGCTACCGACTGAACCGCTGCTGAAGCATCCTGCAGCGAGAAACCTTGCCCTGGGCAATCGGCGATCGTTGTTGTGTCAATCACCAACGGCGGATAAGGCACGTCGAACACGACATCGATGGTGCTATTGTTCACGGATAATGAGCGAGCTTTCAGCCCCGTCCATGTGCCTTTTTTCACCGGGTCATACAGATGCCAATAAATCGCCTGTGCGGCATATTCTCCTTGCAGCACTTTACCGGCGGCATTCAGATGGCTCAGCGTTGCATCGTTATAGAGCCAGTTAAGCGGGTATTTGGGGCCGTACATGATGGCCTTGGACGCGTTCTGACGCACATAAGTTAATTGGTCTGTGGCGGCGACAGAGTACGGCTGCACAATCACAGGGGGGCCGATAGGGTTACCCTGATCATCAACCTGCTGATTTTTGGTATTGATCCGGCTCCCGACTTGACCTATCACCTCCGCAAAATTCTCGGTCTGGCCGGTTATCCCTTTAAAGTCCACCTGAAGAACCGTAAAATATGGGGTCATCTTCGCGAGAAAGTCACCTGGATTCTGCGAACTACCGTTATCGTTATCCGTTTCTCCATTCTCTAGCGACATAAATTTGAAGGTGTAGCGCTTCCCTACACCGTCGGCTGCATTTTTACCCAGTTGCACGAAGTCGAGCGAGTTTTGATAAGGGATAGTCCCTTTGCTTATCTCAGCAAAAGAGCGCCCGCCAGCAGCAAATGGGGCATGAATAAACACCTGGTTGCCGGGGTTGGCGTGCAGAAGTGCGTAGTACATAGGCAGTATATTTCCCTGCCTATAATTCGGGTAACTCATGTCATTCAGCGTCGCCTGATCTTGCTCGCTGACCGGCGTCATACCGCCGCCTTCAGGCCTTCCATTTGCACCAGCCAGCGCGCGTCCGCGGAAAGCGGGATCCCGGTTGACAATGTTAATGCCGGTGCCATCCTTTGGCGTGTTCAGTGACTGACCGCCAGAACCGCCGCCATGTATTTCGTTCGCATCGATCGGCATTTCTCGAATTGATGGCTGGTATTTAATTCCACTACCTGCAATTGCTTCACCTCCAGGCACATAGCTAAAAATAAATCCAGTCGATGTCAGTTTTTGAGCAGTGAGCACTGGTCGTTCTGACCATACGACCTCACCGCGCCATGCTGCTGCAGGCACGCCATCAACAGTCTTGATCGATGCCAGCGACTCGCCGAGATTATCTTGAAGTGGGCCATCAATTCCGGGGACATGCACACCGCCATCGTCATCAATCGCAAACAACGCGGACTTGAGGTCTTTAGCAAAAAGCACATACTGGAAGCCAACGATGCGGCGAGAGAAATTTGTCGAGCATATGGATTCTAATCTGTCTTGCAGAACGTCATCCATTCCGACCATTCTTACATCGCCGTTATCGTTAATTGTTAATAAGCCATCCACCCCGTTTTTTGCAACGAGGACGAACTGCATATTCTGATAACGATTTGCGATGTTTTTCGGAATTAACTGTTCTACGTAATCTTGGATGGATGACTTTAAACCGGCAAGCCAAAGCCCAAAATCATTATCTAACGCCATTGCCGTCTGAGAAGGGCCGAGCGCACTTTCTACTGTCCACTGCCATTGCTCCGATTGATATTGCCTCAGGGCGGCAGTTCTCTTATTCGTCTCCATAAGACTCGCCAGCAGTGAAATAACTGATGCGGCAATCTCATCAACGTATTTCCCATTGCTCAGATAGCGGCCTGTAGGCTTAGCTACACCGCTGACGTTCTCATATTCATCTACCCACCCTGTTGAAATGGTCGAGCGAACAGAAAAATAACGCCGCGTTTCAGTGCCAGCGTCGATCGCGGCTTGTGCAGCAGCGACATCAGGATAAGCATCAGCACCAGATTGCGCGATTTCTGCCGCAGCTTCGGCGCGATCTGCTGCCCCCGAAGCAATGACTGCATTTTCAGCTACGCCTTCGGCGGCTTCCGCCGCACCAAGTTCAGCCTGAGTGGCTTTTGCGGCGGAATTAGCCGCTGAAATTGCACTACCTTGGGCTGCCTGGGCATATGCATCACCTGCTGATGCGCCGGCAGTGCGGCGCTGACCAAGGGTAACAGAAACCCCTACCACGTCAGTGACTGGCAAACCATTATTTGACATGATTTATTTCTCTCTATTAAGCGGTGCGATACCAGCCCATTAATTTGACGTAAGCATTGGTGATATTAATTGAATTCCCAGAGCCAAGGGTTTCTGTTGAACCACTAACATTATGTGAATGCGTACCAATATTTACCGTGTGTGCGTGTTCACCGTCGTCACTTGTATAAGTAAGCGGCCTATGTGAATCATTATCAGACCCAACTATATAGTCTTGGTATGAAGCACCTGGGCCTGCCATGCCAGACCTATGATTATGTCTGCCCTGGGTATCTGTTTGTCGAGAGCCGAGATCTACTTCATTAGCAGTGCCGCTGACAGATAACGCTATATTTGGCAGGTTTTCCTTACTGATGATTATTTGATCCGCCCCTCCGGACTCAAGCAAATCACTCCCATCAGGTTTCGATAACCTGATGGTTTTATTCTCACCAAGGTATACCCACGTAGTACCTGGAAAAAGTTCGTTAGGGTTTTTATTTTGAGCAAACCAAGCAACCATGCCGACAGGATGACTAAAATTAATTATTGGTTTTGATAATGCTTTAATCAGTGATTGTAAAACCTTGCTCGTATCACCATCATCCAACACATCATCACCGGAGTTAATGGAAATGAAATCACCTAATACGGATGACATCACGGAAGATTGCCGCCATACCTTGTTAAGTTCTTCACTTTTTGCGACACCTGCGGTAAATCCCGCCCCTACAGCGGGTAGTGATTCATATTCATTCTGTGATAACACGTTCGCATATTCACCGATGGCAAACGGTTTAAATTCATTCTTCGCCATTTATCCCTCCACAACTTCATAATTTACGGCGATCCCCATCGGTTTAATCGAGAGATACCCCTGCCGAATAATTTCTTTCGTGATTGCCGGTATTACGGCCCCTCGAGCTGTGATCGTCATGCTCATGTCGAGATTGTCCGAAAAAGTGATCGTGATACCGCCTTTCGGATAAATAGCCGCCAGAACGGCGGGCAGCGTTTCTACAGTACCGTCCCAGTTGTTGGCGCCGATTTTTGCACGCAGTACAGTTCGATAGGTGTCGTCATCGAGATCGATATACTCGTCGCCGTAGTCGTAGCGCCCCTTCCATGTCCCCAGGTCGAAACCCAGAACGGGATCATCGAACGAAAAATAATGGTTCACTGCCGGCGCGCGTATGCGACGCCCGCGCCCCACCCACAGGCCGATTACATCGAGCTGAGCGCCAATGGCGCTGTCAAGGTCAAACGCCGGCACGATGCCGCGCGTGCTGTCCTGTTGACGTGCGAACGCCTCAGTAACTGCATCGACGGTGGCGAAGTAGTTGGGGAATTGGCAGTGATAAGCGGGTATTAATGCGGTGTATTTGTTGGTCATCATGCCACCGTGATAATTGCGATATTCTCCGGCGAACAGGTCGCAGACTCGTTAAACAGGATCGGAATGTTGGCCTCGCTCATCGTGACTGCATCTTTTCCAATGCTCACCGTCATCAGGTCATAGGTTTTCCCGCTGGCGGCATTTCCCAGCGTGGCGGGAACATAGAGCCGGGAAAAATAAACGGTGTCGCCGATGTAGAGCGTGTTGATGTAGTCGGACACGGCTTTTTTTATGTCTTCGCCGATGTCGCTGGTGTAGCCAGGAAGCACCTTAATTTTGATAGCCGCGTAAATCGGGACTTTGGTCGGCCGGAAAAAATGGATCGGCTTGTCTGTGTCGTAGGCATCCTTGACGATCACCGTCGTAGTGCCGAACGTCGGCGCGCCTGGTGATTTTTTTATCGCGATGATGTGGGCGATCTCTTCTGCATCACCGCCGTCTACCACCATCGAAACCGCATGCGCCGGCACGCCGTTGATGTCGGTTTCCGAAGTGTCGTTGTCGTAGCCCTTATAGCGCGTCACACCGGTGATATTGGCAATGGCACCTATCAGCCCCTCCATGACAGTTCGGGACGGTAGCGCGACGCTGAGCGCCTGCCGCTGCCGCAGTTCGGCGTCAGTTTCAACCGGTTTGCCGGCGGTGGCCGCTTCAGGGTTCGTGACGGATTGCCAGCCGCGCGTCGGTGTAGCGATTTGCGAAACATCACCGGGCAGCGCAGTGATGGCGCCTGCCTTCTGCGCCGTCGCCGTTACCACCGCCTGGCCGTGAATATCGAGCTCCACCTCTGCCGGTAAATCCCAGAGGTTCCCAGCGCTATCGCGTACCGAGGCATTTCTGATGACTATGCCAACCTGGCCAATCAGCTTCACGTCAACCGTGGAGTTTGACGGCGCCTTGCGGCTGATCCCGTTGATTTTGACGTTACTCGCCAACCCCGCGCCGGTGCCGGTCGCCGGGCTAAACGCATTCCAGGTGGCGATCGCCGCATTGTTACCTCCATGCATCGCGTAGGCGATCAGCGACAACAGCACGCCATCTTTGCTGTCTGGCTCGATGTAGATGTCATCGCCATAGATGCCGCGAAAAATCGTCTGCCACCCGGTGAGGATGGTTTGGAATTCAGGCGCACTCATCCCTGCCGCCGTTATTTTTGGCAGCATCGAATCGATAATGTCTTCATACATAGGTTTTTACCGAGGTTTGGCCGAAGGCGGTGTTTAGCGTGGCTGTGATCAGGAGGTCGCGCGTATCAACATCCCGCTGACTCTGGTACTCAACGATCTCGGTCACGTTCGGCGTGCTGAGGATGCGCTCGCGGATCACGATGTCATAGAGGCCCGACGTGTATTTGCCGAGTATCTGCGTCCAGTCGGTGCCGGCGGTGGTATCGAGGAACCACTCACCCTTTCGCAGCTGCAGGCGGCTGATCACCGCCATGCCCACGGCCTCAGGCGTGTTAATGAAGAAATCCCCCTCGCCGCGCCCGAAGCTGTAATCGCCATTCTTGTCTTCTTTCCGGTATCTCACTGCGGGCCTCCCGTCTGGCCGCCGCCAGTTTCTACACCACCGTGCTTGTGCGTCTGCAGGCTGATGCCGCCGGCCTTAACGTCGTTCGTCACGTTAACCGGCCCCAACATCGTCGCCGTACCGCCGCCGTCCCCCATGCCCTGCGACAGGTTGCCGTTAATCGTCACGTTGCCGTTGAGCACAATCTCGGGGGAGCTGATCTCCGTGCCGGCCTGCGCACTGGCGGTCAGCTTGCCCGGTGTGGAAACAGTCACTGCGTGGCTGCTGGGCTCGAGTTCTATAAATGCGGCGCCGTCGTCGGTGCGCAGCTGCGCGGCGCTGGTGCTGATACCGCTGATTTTCTGGGCCTGAGACTGCGGACCGACAATAGCGAAAGCATCAGACAGATGGTGCATTCGTTCGGCGGCCGACTCCTGCACGCCGCCATTTTGCCACCAGAAATCGATGCTACGGTCGGCAAACACAAGAAGGCACTCATCACCCGCCTTGACCGGAAACGTGAGCGTAACGCCCCCACCACGCGGGAACATGACCGGAACATCTACCAGCAGCGGCAGGCTGGCAGAATTTCCGCCGCCGGCGCTTTCTGGCTCGTAACCTTTCACGGCAGGCAGGACAACGCAGGTAACCGTATCCGCATCGAAGGATTGAATGATGCCGGGGATCGATACGCGCATTCCCGCGTTGATGGCGTCGATCAGCGCCTGGTCGGCCTGCTGCTTATCGCCGATTTGAGATGTGAGGGATACGGGCATGAATTTTTCCCATAAAAAAACCCGCCGAAGCGGGTTGTTTTAAGATGGTTTATTACGCGAGAAGCTTTTGTATAGCTTTAGCGCTAGCGATTGCAGTGGCTTTTTCTGATTCATTAACCGTGAGGTGAAGCCTGTAATCTGCCTTTGTTCTCAATTTTTTGGTCAAACTTAGCAGGCCCGCTATTTCGGATTGGTTTTCTTTACTCAATCCACCACACAATGTGTCGCAAAGACCTTTCTCGAAGGCACTAATCAAACGAGCATGCACTCCACCACTAACCGCAGGAAGAGATATTTTTGCACTCTCAGCCTTCTGATTGGCATGAAGATAACCAGAGTAGTAAGCACGGCTTACCGAGTTTCTCATTGCCATTTCTTCTGTTGCAGATTTAGGCTCGGCGGCGAAAAGAAGGAAGTCGTTCGGTGTCACTGACATTATTCGCCATCCTTTCTAATATAGCCTAAAAAAACAGCTCCGACACTCCAGTCATTTAAACCGCTATTAACTCTTTCCGTCACCAGCTCAATATTCATAGCTGCACATGACTCAGCACTCGCGTTATTAACATACAATTCAAAAAGAAGCTCAGGCTCACCATCATCATCGGTTAAATCCACGAGCCTATTGGTTGTTTCTAGTTTCTGCTCCAATGATAATTTTTCATACATAAGAACAGAGATATTTTTTATAATCTCGCTCTTCTTATATTGATCAGAAATTGATGCAAACTCAAAACTTCTTTGCATACTCACCTTCTGCTCTTCTTCAATTAAATCATCGTAAGTTTTCGTCTTAATGAGAAATTTGTGCATATCAAGAAAATACTTATAGTCAGCTACGGCGGATGCATAAAAATATGCATCATGTGCTATTAACGGACTATTAGTTGCTTCAACTGCTCGCTTAGCAACCTTTAAAGCGCCGACTGCGCCACAACGCCAAAACATACCAAGAGTATAATGTCGCCAAGTAACTATATCACTTGGCATAAAGCTAAGTGACTTCTCAGCATAGTCAATTCCTTTCTCGACGTCACCCAATGTGAAATGATAAAAAGAGTTGGCTGTCAACCATAGCCCTTTATCTTTAACTTCACTGATTTGCTTTTTTATTCTCTCTGTAACAAATACAGTGATCTCGTCCTCAAAGCATAGATAAGGCCTAAGGGTCTTAACAACACGATTGACGGTCTGAATGTCTTTTGATCTTTGCGTTTTGGGTTGCATAGTAAACTTCAATACACATACTCACATGCCAAAGATAGTAACACCCCATTCCCTATGCATCCATCACTTCACCTTGACGCAGTCATAAGTCGCATACTGGCGCGGCGCGTCCATGCTGGCCTGAAGCAGTTGAACGTTAAGAAAACGCTTTTTGCCTCCACGCTTCACGTACTCCATACCTAACCATTTCCCTGGCTGGTTCGTTGCGACACGCCACTCCATTTTAACATTGTCGTAGTCTCCAGACGCCCCCAGAAATGTTAACTTTTGGGTTTCAGGCCTGACGCCATTTATATGCATAAACCCATCATTCCCTGCGGTGAGCAAATAATCACCGCAGCGCACATCCGCATAGCCAGAGGACGCATACGCCAAGCCAAGAATCAGAAATATGGTTTTTAATTTCATATGGTTACTATTGGATTTTATTCAAAGCAGCACTGGTCTGCAATTCTGCCGCGCCACGCGCGAAGCACATCAGATCCATGTACCACGCCTGGCCCCGTGTGTCGCCAGTATAGTCGATCGCTTTCACGATATACACGCCGTCCGTCGCAATGCTGGCGGGCTGCTGCAGGGAACCGGCGACAACTCGGTTTCCGTTCTGGTCGGTTTCGCTAATGCGGCCGCCAGATTGGGCAATCTCACTGTCGGATAGCGCTGCGCGGTAAACTGATGCCTGGTCGAGCTGGATCAGGCCATTAATGCGAATATTCGGGTTGATGAGGCAGCGCACGTTAACGCCGGCGCCCATCGTCTGCTGAGGCATGCCGATCAGCCCTGTTTCGCTGTTCAGCACGATAGCCTCGTGAATGTATTTGTTCTCGTTGACCATCTGCAGCTTGCCGTCGATCAGCTGCCAGGTGGCCTTACACATGCCGGCAACTGAGTCCATGACATCGCGCGCGGATTGGAACAGCGCCAGCCCGCGAGGAAAAACCGTATCGGGAAAAGTTCCGGTGATCCCCTGGGTTATGCCGTATGCGTTGAAGCTTTTCAGGGCGGCATTGTACACGTCAGCCACGGTATAACCGGCGGCGAGCGTGGTGTTAACCGTCGCATAGAGAAACGCCTCATGATCGCCCACGGCCTGAATCAGCACCCAGGAATCGGTTGGGTTGTCTTTGCCGGTGATCGTGAAGCGCAGATCCCCCTCAAAAATCAGACCAAAGTTCTGGCCGTCCCGCTGGCCTGATTTTGCCGGGTCCCCCGGCCGCGCTACGCCGACCTGAGTGGCTTCTGCATCTGGGGCTATCCCATCATAGCCGGCAATCATGCGGATTTTAGAAAATTCGCTGCCCAGAATCCGGTTTTGGGTATCTGGAGAAAGATTGTAAATTTTGACGTTGGCGACGCGCGGCCACCGCGTATCGGCCCACTCAATGCGGAAAGTGACTTTAAAATCTGACAGGCTGATGCCGCTGCCCTGCTGGTCCAGCAGCTGCAGCTCAAAATGCCGCATCCAGTTCTGACTCATGCCCTACCCCTGCACAAAATAAAGATGACTGCCGATCCCGAGATTGGTTTTCGTCGGTAGCTCTGGTTCGTTGTTGTCGACCATGACGATCAGCGCACCGGTAAACCCCAGGTGCGCATGCTGCGCCAGCAGGTTGGCGCCAGGCACCAGCGGCACACTATTCACCAGCGCGCCGCCGGCGCTGTCCATGAGGTCGAGCAACCAGCCAGCCTCATCGCGCCAGGTCAGCCGCATATTCATCTGCTGGCCGCCCAGCGCGATCCCGAATTGCTGATTGTCCGGCGTCAGCGGAATTTCCTGAATGTTCACCCGAAACCTCCCAGCACTCCCAGCGCGCCGCGCTGCGCCTGGGAGAGCAAACTTTCGTTGACCGGCTTGGCCGATTTCGTGCCGGAGTTCTGCACCGCCGACGTGCTGACGCCGTCGGCCATGTTGGCTTTGTCCGCAACCGAAACGCTCTGCGTGCGGGAAATGATGACGTTGCGCAGCGTCAGGACACACATCAGCACGTTTTCGCTGGTGCGATCGGTCGTGACATCCAGCGAGCGGATCAGCATGTTCTGGTACTGCCGCTTGCCGGTGGTGACGTCGAACGGCAAGCGGCTTTCCTGCAGCGAGAGCAACTGCTTATAAACTTCCCGCGGGCCGCTGCTGAGCGTCCGGCCGCTGTTGATGTCGATAAACTGGGTTGTGTCGACGCCATCCAGCAGCGAGCCGCCGCCGGCGAAACCCAGTTCCATCGTCACCTCCGGCGGCCGCTTGTAGGCGTGGTCGCTGACAGGCGCGCCATCCTCGATCGGGTGCTCGGTGATCTCCAGCGTGTCGCTGTGTTTTTCCGAAATAGCCACACTCGGGATGATGCCGCCGATCTTCCGGGTCTGCTGAGAAAACAGGACGGAGAGAATATCCATTATTGCGGCCTCGCATAGAGTTGCTGGGTCAGGCGGGAGTTCACGCCAGTTTGACGATCGGCGACTTCCATCCCTGCGCGCGCGGGATCGTTAACGCCGTGGATATTGATCACCGTCTGCTGATTCAGGCTATTCCCGCCGGCGCCTGGCATGTTGCTGAGCACTCTCGGTATGTAGTTGCGCGTCTCCGCCGGCATCAGCCCCATGCCGTGCTTCTGAACGTTGCCGATCCCCCAGTTATAGGACGCCAGCGTTTTTTCCAGATCGCCGCCGTTCATGCGGAGCAGCATTCCCAGGTAACGCGCCGCGGCCGCCGCCGACTTGGACGGGTCGAAGACGTCATCACCGCGCAGCCCCATGTCCCGGGCGGTACCCGGCATGAACTGGAACAAGCCTTTCGCGCCGGCACCGGAAACAGCAAACTGATTGCCGCCAGATTCGGTTAGCGCAACGCTGCGCAGCAGGCCCGCCGGCAGGTTGTACATTGCCTCGAGCTGCGTCAGTTTGGGCTGCAGCCAGCCCAACAGCGCCGCCCCTGCTTTTGTCGCCTGCGGCTGGCGCACCGACTGGCCGTATTGCGTAGATTCACCGCGGCGCCACGGCAGCAGTTTGCGCCCCCATTCGTCGACCGTGTCACTGCCCGGTAGCTGGTTCAGGAAATTGGCGACGGGGTTGTTGGTCAGCCAGGAATATTTTCCCTCGAGCGGTTTAACTACAGCCTCTTCGACCGCAAGCAAACCGCCGATCACGCCGACTTTGCCCAGGCCGCCCATCGCTTTTGACAGGCCACCGACGCTTTTAGTCACGGAGCCGATCGCGCTGACCATTTTCGCCGCCCAGGTAACAGCCACGAAACCGGCCAAAATTTCCAGCGCAGTTTTCCAGCCGCCGACGGCGTCTTCCAGTTCGAGCAGCTTGTCACGCAGCCAGATCATCGCGTTCTTGGCCTGGGTGATAGCCGGCTCCCACTTCGCCCAATCGATGAGGCTTTTTCCGCCTTCTTTCCAGGTGCGGTAATCGTCCCACAGCAGGCCGATACCCACGATAAGCGCAGTGATCATCCCAATCGGCGACATCAGGAAAGCGCTATTCAACAGCCGCCAGGCAACCAGCAGCGCGCTGAAAATCCCGATCAGTTTGCGCGATTCGGTATCGAGGCTTTTCCACCAGGTGATCACCTGATCGATAGCCTGATAGCCACGGTAAAGCATCCGCCCGAAAACCTCGGCTAACCAGAGAACGCCTCGAACGGTTTTGGTGATGAATCCCTCTATCTTCGGGAAATTATCCTTGATGCGCCGGCGCAGCGTATCCAGTGAGCCACTCAGGCCGCCGGCCAGATCTGAGCCGATTTTGTCTTTTGCCATGCCAAGCAGCGCGGTCAGGCTGCGCATTGAAGTCATGAATTTATTGGATTGCTGCGCCGCGCGGTCGGCGTTCAGGCCGGTGGCTTTCAGCATGCTCTGGTAATCGGCAGTAAAACCGTTGATGCCGCGGCGCATGGCGAGGAGCGTGTTTTCGTCGATCCCCAGCATCTGCGCATACTGATTCGCTCGGTAATACGGCATGCTGCGCAGCTTATCGCCGACACCGGTAAAAATGGCGGCGGCATCGCGCATCTGGCCGTTCGCACCGCGCGTCTGTACGCCCAGGCGGTTCAGGAAACCTTCCGCGCCCGGGTTGTTACGGATGAATCTCGCGAGGCTCTCCAGCGAGCCCTGCGCAGCTGCCGCGTCTGCGCCCATCTGCGAAGCGGCATATCCCAACGCGCGAATGCCCGCCACTGAGGCGCCGGTGCGCTGCGATGCAAAATAGACTTTATCCAGTCCATTGGCGATCTGCGTGGTGAAGCCGACGATCGTCAGCGCAGCCCCTTCTACAGCCGCCCCCATTTTGAGCACGTTCGCCGTGACGCCGGCGACAACAGCCGAGAATTTTCGCTCGCCGGTGGAGTCGATTTCGAATCCCAGAGAAATCAAAAAATCCTTGATGGTTTCAGCGTTCATTGATCCTCTCTCCACCTGGCGATCCGGGCTTCGTTATCCGCTTTCATGTCCAGGTAATCATTCATCAGCGCGACGTCGAACAAATCGAGGCGCCCATCCTTGAGCGCCTCAAAGCTGCACATGCCGGCATCCACCGGGCGTAACAGGTAATCCTCGCCGCCCGGTAGGACGTCCAGCGTCAGGCCGGCGGCTGGTCTTTCGTCTCGCTGTCGGGGAGTGCGGGCAAAAAATTTCCCAACGAGTCCCCGACCACGCGCGCGACGATCTGCAGCATGTCCATCATGTCGATGTCATCGAACATCAGTTGACCGCTGGTAAAGATCGACGTGTAGACGGTGCCATTCTGGCGTGACACCACCGCCAGGCAGGGATGAATAATCGCGTTGCTGTCATCGTCGCTTATGTCTGCCAGCGTTTGGGCGATCACCGGTAGCGCCACTTTGAGGGCATCCTCAATCGACACCTGTCCGGTTTTCAGCTGGCGCAACACCTTAATTTCCCCCAGCAGGCCGGACAGCAGCGGCAGCAGCTTCCGGGAAACCTTCAACTGCTCGAAAACATTCAGTTTGGCCGCGCGGTATTTTTGGCCCTTGATTTCAAATTCCATGCATTACCCCTTAAAACGTGCCGAGCAGTTGGTCGATCTTGATGCAGTCGAACACCCAGGCGACGGTGTTACCGTCTTTGGCGTTCTGCCAATCCGGCAATTTCTTGAACGCGACGCCGCGCGCCGTGGTCACGTCGTTGCTGGATTTGTTGCGGATCACGATGACGTTGTTGCCCCAGGTCGCAGATGACAGCGACTGTGCGTTATACATCACCGACAGCTTGGCGTTCGTCGGGCTGGTTTTGAGTAGGTTGACGGTGATCGTCCCCGATTTGTCGGCGTGCAGGCTGTGCATCCCCTCACCATCGGCGCCGGTCACCATCGTGTTTTTGTCGCCGCCCATTGCAACGACGATCCCTTCGTCAGACGTCGCCGCACCGTTGCCGAGGTCAATCGAACCGCCGATGCCGGTGATATTGGCGGACACATCCAAAAAGCTATAAGTAGGCATTCCCCGGCTCCTTAGCGGTTAACGTTGATGATGACGTCGCCGAAGTGCACGGCGCCGGCCAGTTTGATTGCCACCTGCATCACCGGGGCTTTGCGGGCTTCGCGCTCCGCTTGCGCCTGCTGTGCAATCGGCGGGGAGTAGACGTAATACCCCTTTGTCAGCGTGTCGCCGGTATTCAGCGCGCCGAAACCGTCGCCACCCCACACGCCAGGCGCGATCAGACCGTTTTCAGCGCCCTGCGCCAGCGATGCTTCGACGTTGGTCAGCAGATCGGTAATACCCTCATCGGTCTGAGGAACCTTTGTCGAGCTGGTATAGAGGCGGTTGTAGTAGTTGGTCTGAACGTAGTTCTGTAGCCAGTCCAGGCCGTGGCGCTCGTCGAAGAAATCAGCGTTACACATCACGCCTTCTTGCAAGATTGCCGTGTCGTTGTCGTAATTGACGAACACGTTGCAGTTTTTCTGCTGCAGGGTCAGCGCCTGGGTTTGTGTCAGCGTTTCCGCGACGATCCCCGGCTCTTGCTTAAATTTGATGGTGATCGTGGTGCGCCAGCCGGCGAAATTGACCGTAAAGGCACGGCCCAGAATCGACACCGCGGCGTAAGGGCTCTGGCTGGAATACTGGACACAGGTTGTACCGAACGCCGCGGCTTTCAACCGGCTGGCAATGTCGGTGTTGTTGTCCGCATCGAGCACGGCGGTATTTTGCGTGGTGTGGGCGTAAATGCGGGAAACATCATCGGATTGGATCAGGCCGGCAACTGCAAGCACGTCATCATCAGAAATCGTCTCGGCGATATACAGGCCATACCATTTCGACGACAGGTCGATAAATTTCGCGACGCATTCAGTGATGGTTTCCGCCGGCTGGCGCGCGATAATTTTCGCGCCGGTGCCTTCAAGAATGCCCATCAGCGCGGAAATATCGGTTCCCGTGGCGTTTGGCGTAGCAAAGCCGACTGCGGACGCCTCGCCGGTGGTTTTCGAGCTCACGACAAACCGCGCATTGTTCGCATCCCAGACGACACTCGCCGCAGTCAGCTTTTCAGCCACACGCGCGGCGACACCGTTCAGGTTGGTCTCTGCCGACAGGTCAACGCCGGATACCGTTTTGACCGTTCCATCGACGCTGATTTTCATCGCGCCATCGGTCACGGTTGTGAAATTGGTCATCGCCTGCTGCGCAGTATTCAGGATTGCCCCGCGCAACGCGGCGGCAGTGTCCACTTTTACCCAGCGGCCAACGTACAGATCAATCGGCTGCGGGCGCTGCCAGTAGTAAACCTGAGCGGCTAACGCCTCAGGCGCCTGGATGCCGAAGTCAGATTGCACGCCGGTAATGCCGGAATAAGCGCGCATCCGCTCGCTGGCGTCAATCACCGGCGATGCCCCGATAATCAGCAACGAACCAAAGTTTCGAGCCTGCGCCGCGCGCAAGGCCATATTAATCGCAACGCCGACGACGTTACGAACAGGTAACCCCTGCTGAGCCATAATTATTCTCCGAAGAATTTTACCGTAGCCTCTGCGATCGGCTTGATGCCGTACTCGCGGACAACCTTGCGGCGCAGGCGGACGGTAATGTCATACCGGCGCACCCACTGGTTGTTGATGAGTTCAGGGAAAGGAATGATGTCGCCGATGCTGCCGAGCGACAGACCGACGGCGATCAGCTGATCGTTGTTTTGTGACAGGGTCAAACCATCACGAAAAATTGACGCTATGCGCTGGCTATGCGGCCCATAGAACGACGCCAGGCACTCGGTCACCTCGTGGCGCCACAATTCCGCGCTGTCGTCGCTCTGCCGCGTAAACGCTGGATTATCATCACCGATAAAGCCGGAGATCCCCACGGCGCACCAGTCCACATCAGGCGGCATCAATGGTGGCTGTGTGGGTGTCCAGCGCGGCCGCACGTTGCCCGGCGGCAGCCCGGTTATACCGAGCACCCAACGATTTAGCGCACGTTCGAGCGCCTCATCATAATCAGGGCCGGGCGAAATTGGCGTCAGGTAACCGGCCTGCGTGCTGGTGTTATTGCTCAACGGGGATCCCTCCATCGAACGGCAGCAGCTCACAATGCGCCTGAACGAATCCCGCGCCGTAGGCCGTGTAAGGGTCGACAAAGGTCACACGGTAATCACGGTTCTGATAGGTCACGATGTCCGCGTCGCGCGCCGTCTGCCCAGCGGTGAGCCGCTCAGTGGTCACAATCAGGATTGCGCCGGTGACCACTTGCCCCGCTATCATGCGCCGCGCTTCGAGAGACCTATCGACGGTAACCACTCCGGCAAACGGCATTTTAACCGGGGCATTGGTGGCGAAGCCGTCATCGTCTACGGTCTGCAGGTTGCGGGTGACAATCAGGGAGGTGTCGCAAAACTCGGGATCGAAAAGCACGTCTGTAACGTCAAGAGTTGGCATTTTTATCCCTCACGAGGTAGGTCATCGCGCGCCGGTATTGCCCCTCATCGATCAGGGGGCGAGCGTTGGCGTTGTCCGGCGCGTTGCCGACGGCCCGGCTCTGCAATTCTTTAGCCGCACCTTTGCGCCCGCGGCGCGCCCGGGCTTTTAGCGTTGCTGGCGACAGCGGCGTAAAATCGGCGCTGGTCATGTAGCTTTTAACCGCCTGGCTGGCGACCGTGCCGGCCGACTCCAGCGCCGCAGTAGCAGCGCCGGCGCGACCATCAAACACCGCTTGCGCCGCGGCCTTCATTTTCGCGGTGGTCTCGGCATGCACCGATTTCACTCCGGGCTGAAGGTGCGGGCGCGCCGGGATGTTCTGCGCCGGCGATCCGTACTCGTTGATGTAGCCGATCTGTGCGTTTCCTATCCCGGGCTTTTCGCCATCCTCCGGCTGTCGTTCTGATGCCGATTCAGGGATCCCGACCAAGACGTCGCGGCGCGCGATTTCATTCAACGCAGAAAAAACGGCCTGCGACCGATCGGCCCGCACCTTCAATCCGCTTTTCATAGCTGCCGCCCTCCCATGCCGAACATCTGGATCAACTGCCAGAATTCGGCGCCATAGCGGGTGTTGTTCCAGAAGCCCGCGTCCGGGTTCATCGTGGCGCTGCTGTCATAGCTCACGCTGACTTTGTCGACCGATTTCGACGACACAACGCCGCTATTCGCCCCGCCGCCGCCACCGATCGCTGCCGCCCGGTTATCCGCCGCCTGGAGCGCCATGTAGTGCGCGACAAAAAGCTCGGCCAGGTATGGGAATACCTCGCCGAAATTGTTTTCATCGAGCAGTTGGTCAGCCAGATTTAAGCGGAATTGAATTTGAGCGTTGGGAAAGGTGACGGCGTTGCCGAACTGCGGGAAATCTTCGCGGAATTTATCGACGGTCGGCAGATGGTTATTTTTTGCCACCTTTCGCGCCCTCAGTCAGCGCCGCCGCCAGTTGCTTCTGCAGGTCGGCGATCGTGTCATCGCATTTGCCGATTGTGGAGACGTGCTCGGCGATGATCTGATCGCGTTCGTCACGTTCCGTCGTCAGATCGGCTACTTTGCTTTTTTCCTCCACCAGCTGCTTCTGAAGGTCGGCGATCTGCGCCAGCACCTCCGCTGGCGCGCCGGCGTTGTCTGGTTGGCCGTCGTCGAGAATTTCCGCATATTCCTGGATGAACCAGTTTTCGGCTACCTCCGGCGCCACCGAGCGCACACCAACAGCGAACTTCTCCACCTCATAATTCAGGTGCGTGAAAGTGAATGGCGTATGTACGCGGATTTTTACCAGTGATTGCTTCATGTGCTTTTCCTATAAGCCCCTTGCGGGGCTGTTTTTAGATGCCGTCTACGTAAGCCAGAGTTTCGCGATATGGGGACTCAACGGCGCCCAGGCGGCCGTAGTACGTTGTCAGCTGGTAGATGCCGCGATACTGGATCGGGATGTTCTGCAGCGGAACCATTGGGAATCGCACGAACTTTTTGCTGTTGGTATAGGCCACCATGCGATCCTTGCCGGCTGCGCCCGCACCTTTCAGCCATTTCACGGCTCGGATGTTCAGCGGAACGCCGTTCTGGTGATAGGCGATGGTGTTGGTCTGCAGGTAGGTCAGCAGCGACTGGTTACCGGCAGACGACACGATGATGCTGGACAGCAGCGCAAACTGATCCGGCGGTAGCAGCAAATCGCGCGGGCAAATCGTGTAACCCGAGTTTGCCCAGGCGGCCGACAGTACGGAGTTGATCGACTGACGAATTTCGTCAGCGGTTGAGGCCGTCCAGACTTTCGGGGCGTTGGTGGTCAACACGCCGTTGTAGTTCACCAGGCCTTTCACGCCGATCAGCGTATCGCCGCGATAAACCTGCTCGTCGGTGTCCATGTTCCACTTCAGCTGCATGCCTTCGAATTTCTGGGCATCAACCGGGCGGCCGACCTGCTGCGCGGCAGCCAGCTCAACAACAGTCCAGCCAAGTTCCATCCCCCACAGGGTCAGCGGGAAACCGGTTTTGTTGATGTCGAGATTAACGGTCGCGATCTCGGTAGAGTTTTTGCCAATCCAGTTTTTGCCGTTCGGGTTTGGCGTGCCGGAGGCAGCAAGCTCGGTGTTGGTAAAGCTGGAAATGTCGTCAGCGATCGACACGTCCTCGCGCAGCTCAATATCGCGGCTCCACGTATAGCCCACCAGCGGCATATTCAGTTCTTGGTCGAGCCGTTCCAGCTCGCCGATCAGAAATGCGCCGGTGCTGTCTACGGTCGCCTGGTCATAGGTATGAAGTGACATAATCAGCGATTTCCTTAAATGTTGTATTCGATTTCGACGTTGCCAGCGGCATCACCGGGGCCGGTGAAAAATGCGGTCGGCAGGACGACGGTTTCATCAGCCACGGCTGCGGCCACTGGCGCGCCAAGCGGGCTCGTCGCGCTCGGGTTGGCGATGCGGATATTCACCGGCGCGCGCGGTGTGATGCCGGACGCGTCAACGCCGACATTCACGGTCATGTAGCCGCGGCGCAGGCGGTCGCCGGTGAGGTTTTTATCGGTGCCCACCTGGCGGACCAGATCAGGCGTCGAGGTGGTTGGGTACGGGCGAATGTAGAAGCCCAGGATCACGCCGACGGCGTCGCCGGCTTCCAGCGGCACGAAATAGCCGCCTACGTCTTTACCCGCCAGACCGTAAGCGCCGAACGCTTTGGCGTTATTCAGCGCGACAGGCTCTGCAGTGAGGTGATGAGGGCGTGAAACAGCCCCGGCGATGCCCGCAGGCATCCGGTACGTGTAAGCAGTCATCGGCTTTTACCTTATTTTTTCCAGTATTCGGCGAAGGCTTTGTTCAGCGCTGCCGGTGAGTTGCGGTTTTGATGGTCGAAGGTGCGCAGCTGGGCTGCGGGCTGGTTGGCGCGCTTGGCGATTTCGCTGGCCGCGGTAAAGGCGGCATCCAGCGACGCTTTCGGCATGGATTTAAAATCGGGCTTGTCGCCGACCAACGGGACAAGGATCTGTGCGCCTTTTTGCGTGCGGAATGCAGCATCGAGCACTTCGCGTTTAAAGGTCGCCAGCTTTCCACCATCCGGCAGCTTGATCCCCGGAACCAGCAATTCAGCCCGGGCGATCACCGCCTGCTGATAGCCGGCGTCAGTGGTCGCCTTTTTCTTTTCCTCTTCGTCGTCATCGTCGCCGGGTTCTCCGTCGTTCGTGCCGCCGCCTTCCAATTTATCCAGGCGCGCGAGAATGGCTTGCGCCCAGGCTGGCACGTCCTCCTCGCCATCTTTGGTAATGCCCGGGCCGCCGCCCATCTCGGGATCCTTATCTGGGAGTGGGTATTGCGGGCTGATGTTGATGTTGATGGCCTTCGGCAAATCGCCGCCCTCACCTTCATCATTGGTGAGCTCGGCCGGCGCATTACTCATGGCCTCTTCGATCGCCGCGTTGTCTTTGGTTTTCAGCGCGCGGCGCAGCGAATCAAACCACGTTTTTTTAGTTGCCATTGTTCTGCTATCTCCAATTGAACAGCGGATTCCCGCGCGGCCGGCAGGAACCAGCGCGACATGATTGCCGACAATGTCGTATTGCTCGGCTTTTCCCGGGGCCGTCTGCCGATATTCGGCGTCATACCCGCAGGAGATTTGATCCACGCCCTGATAAATCGCCTGGATGGCCTCGCTGCTTTTCACAACGAGATCCGCCAGCAACAAATCCGACTGTTCGCCGGTGCCGCGGCGGATATTAGTCGCGTGGCCGTGGGCGTTCTCCCGCCAGTTCGACGGGTTGACCATTTGCTCAGGGTGTAAAACGGTGAACGTCATCCCCTCGAATGAGGCGATCGTCTCTGGGCGGAAAACTTCTTCGGGGGAGCGATAAACGGAAATTTCGCCATCGCTGTCAGGTTCGATCTCGTCGAGTTCTGCGGCGTTGTAGACCTGCCAGCCAACCCGCGCGATCGGTACGGCTTCGCACAATAGGGAGCAGTCGGCTAACTCGTAACGGGTGTTACCGAGCCGGGTATTAAAGAAATATTTCATGGGTTATTTTTCCGGAATGACAACTTCGCAGTAACAGCGGCAGTTAGGCAGCGCGCCGGCGTGGCCGGTCATGCCATCAAGCGTCGGCGGGTCACCCCAGCGGACGAATTTGCCTTCCATTTTGGCGTGAGAGTGTCTGACGTCGCCGTCGTGTGCCGTTCGCCAGATGTAACCCTCGGAGCCAATGGCGGTCGCCCGGGCTTGCGTCAGCGCCTGCGTGGCGCGGCCTATTTCCGTCCTGGCGATCAGCTTCGCGCGTGACCAGGCAACATCACCGCTTCGGAAAATTTCAGCGGCAAAATCTTTGCTGCGCTCGCCGCTGATCATCGCCTCAATGGCTCGGACGTGGATCCCGCTCACCCGGTCAGCAGCATGCAGCGGCAGCGATTTCATCAGCTTGATGTTTTCCTCAACGATATTGCGCGCCACCTGGCCAACTGCGGTGCTCTCCATCTGAAAACGCAGCCCAGCAGAAATTTCCTGCGAGATCTGGCGCCACTGCGTCGCCTCTCGGCGCGCGACGGCATCAAACATTTTCAGGGCAACGGATTCCGCCCAAGGGGCGATCAGTTCGGAGTAACGGGTCAGGCGGGTGTTGATGAGGATGACGGAATTATCGGAACCATCGTAAGAAGTTGAGACGATGTCCCCGACCACCTGCACTATCTTTCGTAGCTGCGTTGCGTACTGGCGCTGTAGCCCCTTCGGCGTCTGGGTCGAGATCGTTGCCCTCGAACGCCGGCGGGTCGATGTCCTGCGCATTTTCGATGTCCTCGTCGGTGATGGTTGAACCCACGCCCGTGATCCGTGACGATTCCTTCAACTGCTGCGCGCCGGCTTTTGGCGTCATCAGACCGGCGTCGACGGCTTTCACTACCGCATCAACCGTGTTCACGGCCACGCCTGCACGATCGGGTTCACTCATCTGCCACAGCGGATTAAATTCGAAAGCGAAATCGTCCGGTAATGGCCGGCTGAACAGCGACATGTGCAGCACCTGCATGACTTTATGCAGCGGGCGGCGCAGCCGGCGCTCCTGCTGTGTGCTGACATTGTCGTAGTAGTTGGATAGGTCGGTTTCACCGGTCGAGAATCCGGCCGGTGACTGGCCGAACAGGCGCACCAGTGGAATTCCTACCGCGCCGGCGACCTGCTGGCCGAACTGCGCCAGAACGTCGGACAGCCCGGCGAACGTGTAGCTGTGGGTCGCGAATGCGTCCTCCGCATCCATGACCGTCATCCCTTCGATGCTTTGGTACTGGCGGATCATGTCCATGTGGGCCATCAACCCTTTGTATGCCGCGGTGTTCTGCCCCATGCCCAGCACTGAGCGCAGACCTTTTATCGAATAGGTTCGCAGGTGTGCTTTGTAGACCAGCTGCGCGGCGCCGGTGGTGGCGCTATCGAATGCCATCAGACGATCGAAGATGCGCTCAACCACCGATTGCCCCCAATCGTTCTCGGTCAGCATCTGCTGATAAGGCAGCGTGACGCCGTCGAAACGGATGATCCGGCTGTAGTGGATTTTCCACGGGGGGATCCCGGTTGCCGTCGTCACCACCTGATAAAATTTTGGTGTGCCGAAATCCGGCCCCATGTCGGTGACGCGGTCTTGCGTGGTCGGAGTAACCATCCAGCGATCGAGGACCATCACGCCGCGGAACGCGCCCGGGCCGACCGTTTCCATGCGCAGCGGCGAGCTCATGTCCTGCCCGTCAATCAAGATGACGCCGATCGCGCCGCCATAGAGCCGGCCCCACTTAATCGTGTCGTTCAGCCTGTCCCAGAGCGCCAATTCCTCCCAGGCGTTATCCAGCTTGGATTTTTCTTCAGGCTTCAAACCGCCAGTGATCGTGATGCCTTTGCGGGTCATGTCATCAGCGACGGCATCCACGGCCACGCCCACCAGCCAGGAGCTACGGTAGGCATTCTCGATCTGCAGGCGGTTGCGGCTGGTCCAGTTCGGCTGATAGGTGCCGTCACTGCTCATATTGGGCGTGCGAAGCCCCAGGCGCGCCGTGAAGTTCTGGTAACTGTCCCGGAACCACGCGCGCACCCCGTCTTTTTTTTGGCTCATGCGTCTTGTCTACCCAATTGCGCCCAGGTGCCGAGGCCGTCGGAGCTGGTGATATAACCGTCCAGCGAGTAGCGCACCGCATCCCAGCAGTGGTTGTGTTTGTCGAGGACGATCGGTAACACCTCACCCGTGAGGCGGTCTGTTTTGTAGGAATAAAGCCGGGCCTCGTCGATCATGTGCTTGCACCGCTCATGGATGACGATTTCTTCGAAGCCGCGGAGGTAGGTGATCCCGTCCTCAACGCTGCCGGCCCATTTCGTGGCGCCGTCGATGTTGAAGCCTTGCCGCGCCATGTAGCTGATCGTTTCGGGGCGGCTGCAGTCGCCATGAATCGGCCATTTGCGAGCCTCGGGGATCGAATCGTAAAACTGCGGCATTTCGTCCAGCTCAACGCCGACGCCGTAGGCTTCGTATTCGATATAGAGTTTTCGCCCGATGATGAAGCAGCGGATCAGCGTTGAAGGGTCTTGCGAGAAGCCGAAGTCGGCGCCATAAAAAAGCCGGTCGGCCTGCAGATAGAGATCGTCAGGAAATGCCTCAACGCGATATTTCCCGGAGAAAATAACCGCCTCGCTGAGCGCCTTCGGCAGTCCTAACCAGATGTGCTCGTAGGCTTCATAGTCAACGCGCTTGCAATACTCCATTTCCTGCCGGAGCACGTCAGGGAAAAACGCGTTATCGGGATAGTTGACCTGGCGAATAATGACGCCGCCGTCCGGTGGATCGACCTCGTGGCGCTTCATCAGGGTATAGGTCGGGTCGGTGGCTTCCCGCGGGTTGTACGAAACCCAGACCTCGGAATTATTAGCGCGCACCGTCGGGCCGAGAACGTCCCAGCTATCCTGGGAAACGGTCTGCGCTTCCTCCACCCAACAAATTTTGATGCCGAACATCGATTTGATGGATTGCAGGTTGGTGCGCAGCCCTTTGAACGTGAAGCGGGTGCCGTTGCGCCCGGTGATCTCGTTATTTTTTACGGTGTAGAAATGGTTGAGGCCCAGGGCATAAATTTCGGCCTCCAGCAGCGCCAGCACAGAATCGCTGATTGAGTTCTGGAATTCGCGGGCGCAGAGAATGATCATCGGATCGATAGCACCAAGAATAACCAGCGCGCGCGCAATCTCTACCGATTTACCACCGCCGCGGCCGCCGTAGGTCCAGCGCCAACGCACGGAACCGATCGGGGCGTCGTACAGGACATCTGTCGCCCAGTCACTGCTGAATGCGTACAGAACGCCGTCAATTATGACTGGGCCGTCGGCTTTCCCTCGCGCAGCTTTTCCATGTGAGCAGCCCACACGTCCGCCGGGCAGTTCGCCGGGGTCACGATGCAAACTTTGCCGTAGCTCAAACCGGCCAGATCGACATTCACCTCGGTTTTATTCGTGCTCATGTCGATGCCGGTCAGCTGCGCGGCGTTCTTCACGTTCGGTGCAACCTGACCAAATTTTTTATTCGCCAGCGCCAACTGCGCAGATTTATACGACAGTTCCGCCAGGTGGCCGGCGTTGAAGGAAACCAACAGCGCAGCGTTATTACGCAGTTCTTGCACGCGGGCTTTTACGTCCGGCCGGCTCATCAGGATTGAGGCTTGCGATTCGGCATTCGTCGGCGCGTAGCCTGCGCAAATCGCGGCCTCTTTCTGCGGCATGCCCTGCGCAATGTTCTGCGCAAATTGCTCATGCTGCGGTTTTAAAAGGCTTTGGCTTTCTTTGCCCTTCCCCTCGTCATCGCCACCAGCAGCTGAAACGCCGGGCGTAACGGGCGCGGGATTTTCGGGAATTTGCGCATCTTGCGCACTGCGCATTTTTTTTTGCGCTTTTTTCTCTTTCTCTTGCGCAGGGATTTTTATATGCCGGCGTGCGGTGGCGTAGTTGTAGCCGTTAGCCTCACACCATTCTTTCGGGGAGATTTTGGTTTTGGCGTATTCGGCGAGGAACAGCTTTTGAATGGCCCCCCAATCCTGTTTTGCCATAACGTTCTCCGTGAATAAAAAAAGCCACGGGCAACCATGATCTGAGTGATCGGTGGGTGTCGCCTGTGGCTTTGCTTGCGCATTACGCAGCACCTGGATAGATGCTCTGTGATGGACAATAAAAAACCGCCCGTAGGCGGCAATCGCTTAGGATTAAGGTTCTCCGCTATGGGCGAGTTTCGGCATCAAGGAACCCACGAACGGCGCTCTCGGTAATGTTGTTGAGAGGTATATTAAGGAATGCTGTATTTAACGTGTTCATCGCCCCCCTTTTTATTTCCCAACAGAACCTTACGCCGATATCCCAAATCTCAACACGGAAATGCCCTTCAGGGTAATACTCCCTGCCAACTTCAAATAATCTTTCAATAGATATGATTTCATTGCTCATGATGATGCCCTCACGAAGTAGAAAGCAGTCAGGGTATCATTGTCACAGAACAACAAATAGATAGCGGCCATCATTTGGTTTCAATTCTTAGTCGGATCTGAGTTTAATCGATGCCTGGCAAATACATCTAAACTTCGCAGACTAGGCTCCCTATTATTTCCTCCTTTCACCATCAAGCTGAAGATACGCCAGCAGTTGGTTATTCGCCTTGTTGGTTGCTGTTCGCGGTCGCCAATGCAACCAGATCAGTGAAGTCGCCGCACATATCCAATCGATGACCGTGATCGTCAACAAAGTTATAACCATTGAAGTGCTCTACTATCTCCTTGGCGCTCTTGCCAATTAACAGAGAATGAATAATTGATTCGTCAGCATGTTTCATCTTCTAACCTCAGCTCGGTTGGATATGACCCATCCAGTAGGACGCTTGAAATCGCGTTCATTGGCGGTGGGGTTTATCAGTACTCTGGAGTTCCATCAAGCGTTTACCAGGCCTTAATGAGTGCATCATCAAAGGGCGGATATTTCGCTCGGGCAATTAAAAACCGTTATTCAACTCGTAAGGTTGGCTGACTTTAACGGGGGGCTACCCCCCCTCCCCCCCGTCTTTGTTCGATTTTCCAACAGATCCCCGCCATAGGTTCAGCGTGGACACCTGACCAGCGCAGATTGATAAAGCTGTTTGAAGCGCCAGCGCATGGCTGCCAATGTCCCCCCATGTTTCACCCTGCAGTTTTGGTTGCTCGCAGGGGGTGAACACCGACTCAGGGGGCAACAGCACCAGTGGCACCGGCGGTTTTTGTGTCTGTTCCGCGCAGGAGGTCAAGAACAGCGAGAGGAGCAGCGCGGCGGCTACACTCATCATTCTGGATTGCTTCACGATATTTCCTCTGGTAGTTTTCGCCCTGCTGGCGCAGCTGCTGCTCTCTCCGTTGCTGTTCGGCCATTATTGCGCGATTACGGGCGTCATCCGTGCGCAGTGTGGTGATCAGTCCTGCCTGCTGCGCCAGCGTCTTTTTCTGCTCTGCAGCCTGTTGGCGTGCCAACTGCAACCGGTGCGACAACAGCGAGCTGTAACCGCCAAGAAAGATAGTCACCAGCAACAGAAGCACCAGGCTGCCGCCGGCGATCTTGCTCATCCAGCCGTTCATGATTGGCCCCAGGTGCAGACGGTGTTTTCGACTTCACGCCGGGTGATCAGCCCTTTCCACTCTTTGCCGCCGGCATACTTCCAGCGCTTCAGTTCACCGCACGCGCCGGCCGGGTCGCCGGCATTCAATTTTTTCAGCATCGTGGAGCCGATAAACGCATACGGGCCGACGTTGTACGAGAACGAGTAAATAGCGGCGCGCTGGGTTTCCGTGGTTTTCACCTTGATCGCAGGATCGACAATCCGTGCAACTTTCTGCAGGTCAGATTTCAACAGCGCATCGCATTCTGCGTCGCTGTATCGCTTGCCGAGGATAATATCGGCGCCAGTATGTCCATCGCAGACCGTCAGAACGCCGACGACGTCGCGATATGCCAAATACCGCCGTCCCTCTAACCCATCGTGGCCGCCGAGCATTGCAGTGGCGATCGCAATCGCCCCGCCGCCACCGGTTATGGCAGCGACGATTTTGTTTCTCAATTGTGAGTTCATGGCATCACTCGCTCATCGCTTTATAGGCTGCTTTTGCTCGCTCTTTGTCATAACCGACGGCTGTGAGTTTGTTAACCAATTTGCGTTTGTAATACCAGTTCACACCCGCAGTAAAAACAGCAACGAGGATCCCCACTAATACAGCCCAATCTTGCAATGTCATTGCACCCGCTGCAGCCAACAGTGAAGCAACCCAGTACGAGAGCTGGGAGCTGTATTTGTCCATCTTCATACCTCCCCCTTCCGGGGATCTGTCCCGGTACCGGGTGATAGGAATGGTTTAGCCTCCCGCCGTAGTCACTCAAGGTCAGGATATGTTTGCAGTGTGGTTGACTGATTTAGCAAAGAGGCTAAAACGAAAAGCCCCAGCAATTAGACTGGGGCTTGCTAGGGTGTCGTGGCGGCCGGTGCTTATCTTCGGCTTGTCTCGGAGGACTGCAATTCACCACAACGAAAAGAGTACTATTGTTGTGCCAATCGCCCGTTAAAGGACTCAAGCACTCTTTCCGTTGCGCTCCGATTAGTGCAGCATCCCATCGAGGGAGGTACTCACATAATCCGGGGGGATTAGATAACGAGTATCAAGTGAGTATCTCCTTCTGATGAGTAGCATTCATCAGAAACATGACAACATTATCATTCTATTCAATCAGATACTTGTGCTTATGAACACCCGTAAGATTGACTAAAAACATACTGGAATTACGTTATCTACTCGGTATAACGCCGAATTACAGAATTTTCTTACTTTTTGGGAACTCAGCTTGCCCGCTTGGAAGCATTATTGTAGTGTCGCCAAAAGACGACACACACAGCACCTCATCGTCTACACAAAAATCATGTAGCAATCATCCTTTCAACCCGCCGCTGTGCGGGTTTTTTTCTGAGGTTTGTCCTAAAAGGACGCATTACTTCCATGTAAAACTTGCCCCCACTTCGGAATAGTCCTAAGTTGAAATTGTCATATAGAGTTAGCAATCGCTATATCGACCTTGTAACACTTGAAACACCAAATGGCTTCTCTAGCCCGCACACGCGGGCATCTTAACCAGATTAGCCCTGCGATTAGAAGAAACACCGAACCGACAGAGTTCGCAGTAATACCAATACATTAATCGGGGATAATGATATGAAAAAAGACTTAGCAGCAGCAGTCGCCATTGGCAGCGTCATCTTGTTCGCCTTACTGGTTGGTTCACCGTCGGTCATGCTTTCGTTGATGCCATAGATGAGGCTCCGAGCGGGGTCTTTTTGTTTCACATACCCATAGGAATAGCCACCAGCCGAAAACGCTGTCGGTTAGAGGGGGTGTCGTCCATTGGCTGGGGCAGAAAACGAAAGAAAACCTCCGAAGCAGGGTTTCTGATTGAGTAAGCTGCTTGACTGCGGTACCACTCTTATCACGTTACATCACATTTTGCGTACGCGTTACTGTTTTTTTTCTTTTTTCTTACTAAAATCACCTTCTTATAAATTAATTATTATAGGTTATAAAAATGAAGACGCTAGGCATTCGCGTTGAACCGAAAAGAGTCTGGTTTTCAATATACTGCACCGACTCTTCAACGGTTATTAATGTTGACAAAATCATTGTTCCAGAAATACTGGATACACCTGAGAAGTTAAAAGTCATCAGAAATAACATCATAGACATCATAAGGGAATATGATATTAAGCTTGCAGGGATTAGGATGTTTGAGGGAAACTCAAAAACAATTTCAATTGAGAGATTATTTATTGAGGGTGTAATACAAGAGTCATTCGCAAGTAGTAATTTAGAAGATTACACAATTTTCCGACTATCGAGTCTTGCTGCAAGATTCAGGGTTAGTTCCAAGGCCTTAAAAGATAATATTGAGAACGGCTCTGAATTCCATGGAATCAAATTAAAAGAATTAACTTCAAAACCAGAAAGGGAATCCCTTTTAGCATCAATTGGAGTATCATTATGATTCACCCATATAATATAGCCGACGTTCAATTCCAATTAGGTGATCCAATAGGTCAAGAGGGGCGAAATTCTGATGTATTCAAAGCTATTGACTTGCATCTTGACGCTGAAATAGTCATGAAACGCATGGAAAAAACCAAGTTAAACCTCGACAATTACTTTTCCGAAGCTCAGATATTATATAAGTCATCACATCCTTACATAGCACCAATTCATTATGCGTGCCAAGATGAAAATTACATCTATTTGGCAATGCCATTTTTTAAAAATGGGTCTATAAAAAGCAAGATGAATGAAAGGAGGCTTACATGTAAGGAAATAATCAGGTATTCAATACAATTTGTCACAGGTTTGCATAACATACACTCAAAAAATCTTGTTCATTTAGATATCAAACCCGATAACATATTAATTTCAGATAGGGATGAGGCTGTCCTTGCAGATTTTGGATTATCTAAAAATTTAGATGAAAACGGACAGGCCGAACTTTCACGGCACTACATAACACATCTTGCACCAGAGGTATTTACACAAGCCCCGGGGCTAAAGCCCATAATCGATCGGCAGTATGATATTTATCAAGCAGGTGTGACAATTTACCGAATGGTAGTTGGGAACGAAAAATTTTATGCGCAAAGAGATGAGCTTTTTGCACAAGGGGCTTTACAGAGATCAATTGCATCAGGAGACTTTCCTGATAGAAATGCAATCCCATTTCATGTCCCTAGAACACTGAAAAACATTATATTAAAATGTCTTAATCCGTTACCGTCTGAAAGATATCAAAGTGCTCATGAACTTTATAATGCCTTGTCGAATATATCTTCACCTGGTTGTAATTGGCAATATGAAGAAGTTGCAGACGGAGCTTCGTACACTAACGTAAATGAAGACGGCTCCAGCATAATTTTGACATTATTAGATAATCGTAGTTGTATAGCATATACTGTTAACGCTGATGGCATGCAAAGGCGAATAGTCCCAATGTGCAAAGATCGAGTAACCGATCAGGAGCTATACAGATTTATGATGAGCAAATGAGGCAGAAATGAAAGAAATCACCTTGGATAAAAGCAAGTTTATCAAAAGGGATTTTTTTAAACTTGATAAAAAACAATCAATTAATGAGTTCAGCGTCACTGATATTCATGTTGAAACGTGGACAATTCCTGATGATTTCAAATGTGATGATGGTTACTCTGAACTAACAAAAGAGAAAACCCGGTTTTAACCGGGTTTTTTTACATTTTAATACATACACTTAGCGAAGCTAAACAGCCATTAATAAAGCCTTCAGCAGTTTGCATTTCTTTTCTTATGGTCCCATCCGAGCACTTACGCATCTTAGCAATCCTGCGCAGAGAAATTCCGTAAACATGATGTGCAATCACCAGGTCATACTCTTCAGGTTTATACCTTTTCAGCCTTGCCACACATCCGTCTATCACCAACCCATCATCATCGCAGCAGGACAGCTTACCATTGGACGGGTGAGGTAATAGCCCCTTGAAGCCAGCAGCGATTGGCGAATAATCAATTCCACTACTTTCTCGCGCCCACACGCCCCAACGAGATAACACTTCGTACATATCCAATTTCATAGCTTTCCTTCCTTTCTCAAAATTTCTTGCGTGCGCATGACGCCTTCGGCGTGCATCAACCGGGCTTCGTTCGCGTCGATAAGGCGCGTACGACGGTCTACTTCATCGTGGCATGCAGTGCATGCCCAGGCAGCCTGCGTGTCGTCTGGCTTTATTGCCGTGCCGCAGGTGCCGGCTAGTCGGTAATGTGCGGCGACGGTTGTTTCAGGGTTTCGGTTACAGATGCCGGGGATCCTGATTTGGCAATCACGGCCGCGGGCCTCGTCGGTCAGTTTGCTCATGCTGCATAATCCATAAGCTGAGCCGCGGCATTCTCTGCCTCGGCGATGGTTGGAAAGGATTTGTTTAAGATGAAGGTCCACAGCACGTTAAGCGCTGCCTGGTACAGGTCGTTAAATTCGAGGTCGTCCATTTTTGCGAATGAGATCGATCGCGGCTCGCGCAGGGTCGAACCGTCGGGGAGTTCAAAAAGATCATAATGCCCCGCTTCGACGGTTACCCATCGGCGGAAAGCGTGGAAGGATTTTGCAATCGTCAGCCGTTCGGCGCGCTTCTCGGCCACCAGCTGCAGGTATTCGTCCGCCAGCGCATAGAACACGCCAGCATCGTCAACATGGCGCGCCAGGCGATTGATATACCCGCGGAGAAATTGGCGCTCAAACGTTGATACTGCGCCGCCAGTCGGGGTCCAGTATTCAAAACCGAGATTCAGGAGTGAGAAAAATTTGCGGTGCAGTCCGGGATTCCGGGCGCGCTTAAACTCGCCGGTGACAACCGCCCCCAGCTTGAGTTTGTTTGTGACGAAATCGACCGTGTCGGGCGTTGCCGGCACGAGGATCCCGCCTTGGGATTTGTAAAACGAATACTGCGCCATTTTCGTCTCCGTGGTGGCGCAGCAGGTGATCAGCTGTTCAGGCTGATGAGAGGATTATATCACTTTCTCCGGACGTCGTAGCCCATACGTCGGAGCAGCACAATCATGAGCTCAGTATCGGCGACGATCTGGCTCTCCTTCAGCGGTAAAACCGCAGTTATCGCCCCGTGGGTCACGTAAACCAACGCCCGACCATTCTCGGGCAAAATATGAGCAACATCTTGTTTTACATCCATTATATTCTTCTCCGACATTCTCGGATTCACTTCGTGTTTTAATTATTACACCAAAATACTGTATATATAAACAGTATTTTGTGTGGCTGGCAGCAATCCAGATTTAGCTTGATAAGTGCGAGAGGTGCGAGCGGTGCGGGCGGTACGAACGGTGCGGGCGGTGCGGGCGGTGCGAACGGTGCGGGCGGTGCGGTCGGTGCGGGCGGTACGAACGGTGCGGGCGGTGCGAACGGTGCGGGCGGTGCGGGCGGTGCGAGCGGTGCGAGCGGTGCGAGCGGTGCGAGCAGTGTTCTTAGTTTGAATGGAAATTTAAACATCAACATACATTATGGTAGCATATTACCCGATAGAACTTTGTAGCGTCAGATTCATTGTAATTTTATAGAATTTGCTTACAGCAGGAGTCATGATGACAACACAGCGTGCATCACAAGTATTTGTTCCTGGCGGGATGCCTAAACTCACTTATGTTGAAAGAACAGAAGGTGAAATTCGGGAACGACTCGAGAGTGTAAAAGATAACCTATGTAAATTAGTAACTCTAACGGGACAAACTAAATCAGGTAAAACTGTTTTAACGCAAATGGTTTTCCCTTTTACAGATCCTAGTGTGATCTGGATTGATGGAGGTAGTGTTACAACAGAAAATGACATATGGGACCAAGTATTAACTGCACTTGGTGGGTTTCATAACTATGAATCTAATTCTAGTGATTCTAGCTCCTTGTCAGTCAATGCCAAAGCATCTGGCACAGCCAATGCCCTAGTCGTAAAAGGTACTGGGGAGGTTGGAATTGTTAATGCTGATGGTACATCATCTGGTGTAAAACAGACTCGTAACACTACGACAAAAAGTGCAGCAATTAAGGCTCTCGCAGAGAGTGGTTCAAGTCTTATCATCGATGACTTCCATTATCTTGAAAGAGAAATGCAAGGTAGTTTCGTTAGAGCAGTAAAACCTCTAGTTTTTCATGGTGTCCCTGTTGTTTTAATAGCCATACCACATCGTAGATATGATGCAATCAAAGTTGAAAGAGAAATAACAGGTAGGCTAGAAAATATCTCTATGCCCTATTGGACTACAGAAGAACTTAAGCAAATTCCATTAACGGGATTTCCGCTTTTAAATGTAACAATTGACTCGAAGATAGTTGATGAGCTGGCAAAAGAAGCGCTTGGCAGCCCTCATTTGATGCAAGAATTCTGTAAAAGCATTTGTGTTCTCCATGATATAAAGGAAACTTTAAACAAACCTATCCATATCGATAAAATTGACAATATGCTTTTCAGTCGAGTAGCAGAATCAACTGGCAAGGTTGTATTTGATAAGTTAGCAACCGGACCACGTCAACGCTCTGACAGAATGGCACGCAGTTTAAAAAGTGGCGAGAAGGTAGATATATACAAAGTAGTTTTATACGCATTGTCATATATGAAGCCAGGCATGGAAACAATTCAATATGAAGAGCTAAGAAGTGCTATTCGCGAGCTGGTTGCTGACACTCCCCCACAGGCACATGAAGTTACACGAGTGCTCGAAAAAATGAGTGAAATAGCATCCAGTGAAGAAGCTGCAACACCAGTGATAGATTGGGAAAGAGAAGAGCAAAAGCTACATATTACGGATCCATTCTTTGCTTTCTATCTAAAATGGCGTACCGCTTAAGTCAAAAAGCCGCTTACTTGCGGCTTTTATTTTAAATAGCTGTGTTACCACCCTGCATTTGAAAAAGCCCTCCCACGTACCCCAGCCAGCGCCTGATCAAACATTTTGTGCATATGGCAAAACCTCAGCTCTACTGGGTTGAAATGCCACAGCGTTTTGTCCGGCCTGGTTTTCTTCCCTGCTGGCCGGAAATTAACTTCACCCAGTTCGTAGAAACGCTCATTCACGCCTATCAGGTGATAGCGCGCCTTGTTACCCTGTCCGGTTCGGATCATGTTCACGTTTGGCGACCGGAGCATCGATTTCAGTCGAATGCAGATCTGCGATCGTGTCATGCTATTCCCTGGATGTTTTTCATGCGTTAGGGCGCTGATCTCTGCAGTGGAGAGATTTTTGCCCTGGATAAGTTCGACAAACTGCCGTGTTGTGATTCTGGTCATTGGTCATGCCTCGGTTATTTCACGTTGTTGTTACCCATGCTGGCGCGGATCCGTGCCAGCATTTCCATGCCCTTTCGCTGATAGCGTCCGTCCGTGTCAGCGACTTGTGCGTCGCCCGGCGGCCTGTTCTCCAGCGCTTTCGTTTTTCGCACTGGCGGGATGGAGAATCCCATTTCCACCTGCTTTGCCCACTTCGCCAGCAGCCGGCCGGCCAGTGCGGCGAGTTCGTTGTGTCCCAGCTTGCGCTCTACGCCGGCGCGGCGGAGCTCCGGGCAAATCTGGAACAGCACCGGGTGGCGCCAGTCGAAACTATCTGCGCCGTCAAAACGCCAAGATTCGTTGCGCCAGCGGCGGTATTCGGTCATGACGTCGTCCGCCGACAGGCCGAACGGGTTGGCCGTGCACTCGCCGACGATCGCGGTGAATTCCGCAAGGTCAGGCGGCCAGTGGTTACCCGCACTGCAGCGCTCCATGCACCGGCGCGCGGCGTAGGCCAATTGGTCATCGGAGAATTTCGAAATCGTCTGGCCCCAGATCGTGGATGGTGCCACCCCGTTTTTGGTCACCCAGCGATTTGCGTAAATCCCCGCCATCGTCTCCCAGAGGAGCCAAGCCCTGTCGCTCCCGTTCTGCGTTTCGTGCGGCCCTGACCTGCTGCTGAGCGGTAGCGGCTGCTGCGGTGTATCTGGTCGCATTTGAACCTCCTGCATGCTGCTTTCGTTTGGCCGCCGCCTGGCGCTCGTAGAGCACGCTGTCGGCGAATTTCTGCTCCCACTGCGTCTGGTTAAACACCCTGCCCTCGGCCTTCCAGTACGCCTGGAAGCTCGCCAGCTCCTGCGGGGTGTATCCTGGCGCCGGGCCGTCGATAATTCGGCCCCACAACGCCGCCAATCGCTGGAAATCAACCGTCGGCGCCCAGCTGGTGCTCATCGGAAATTTTCCGCATGGGTTCTCGTCGTCTTGGTCTTCCCAGGGTGTCGGCGGTGATCCCTGTCCATCTGGTGAAATTTCGCCCGCTCCCGATAGAGAGAGGGGTTTATCTTTTAGATCTTCTTCTTCCTCTATTTCTGGTAACGCTTTTTGATACGCATCTGTAACGCTCGCAGCGTTACTAATTGCGTTACCTTTTGCGTTACTCCCGCGTTTCACTTTCCTGGCATTTGCAACGCGATTGTTTGTAAGTGCTCGTTTTTTCGATGAATTCCCGTTATGCCTTTCAAAGTTCGGAAAAACCAACGTCTCCCCATCGAGCGCCAGCCAGCCAACGCTGATCAGCGCATCTGCAAAACCGGAAACGAAAGTGATCCGATCAACTGCATTTTTTGTAACGCTCGCAGCGTTACACTTTGCGTTACCGTCAATGGTCTGTTGATCGGCCCACGCCCATAATCTGACCAACTTGCCTAACACGGCGTCCGGGTCCAGATTCAGGATTTCCGACAGCTGGAACACCTCCGGTTTATCCGGGGTTATCACTTCAACCTTGATCCAACTTGCCGCCATATGTGCCTCAACTTTCTGTAATCTGTAACGCCGACAGCGTTACGGTTTGCGTTTCTAAAAGGTCAGTTTCGCGCCGTCGCGCGTGTTCCCTGCGGCGCTGGCTTCCCTTTCAAACGCTGGCAGTGCTTTGCAAAACTTCGCGCCCAGACCAACAGGTCGGGCAGTTTCATGTTCGGATTGTGGCGCTGGTGCTGTACGGCAGCCGCCGCCGACGTCGTGGCGACCGCCTCGTCGAACCGTGCCTCACGCAGCTGCGCGGTGATCTGCTTCTGCAGGAAATCGTCGTGATTAATGGTCATTGGTCATGCCTCGGTTAATGCAGTGCGCTGTAGGCTCGCCGCAGCTCGTAGAAGCTGCGCTCTGCCTCGTCGCACTCTCTTTCAAAATCTGCCGGTGATGCGTGCAGCAGCGCGGCGGCGATCGCCTCCTGGTGTTCCTTCAGCGCGCGGATTGCCAGGTATTCGATGCTGTTCCCCGCCACCAACCGGGCGCGTAGCACCGCCGGCAGCGCAGCAAGGATTGCCGGCTGCAGTTCCTGAATTTTCTGACGGGCGCCAGCACTATCGCTGTCGAGCCAGCGAAAGATCTGCTGCTTGTTGTTGTGCCATGCAGCATCATCAACGCTGCCGTCGGCGCGTTCGATCTGCGCCAACTGCGGCGCCTGCATTTCCAACTTGAAGTAAGCGCTGGTGATTTCCGCCGCGACCGTGCGCTGAGTGGCCTCCGTGGCCCATCCGCGCAGCGCGTCGCGGATCTGCTCGTGTTTGATTTCCATAAATCATGTCCTTAGGCTGCAGGCTTGGTATCCTGCTGTTCTGGCGGTAAACCGTCCGTTGGGTTGGGGTAAAGGTCAGGCCTTAACTCGTGCGGAGTTACGCCGGTTAAATTAAAAATCGGGAGTACGTGATCTGATGGAATCACGCCTTTATAACGGTTTTTCCAATGGCTAACGGCCATCGAAGAGATACCGAGTTGCTCGGCCAACTTGCTCGCATTCCCCGCAATGCGGATGGCTTTATCCAATGCATTCATACAGAACTCCGGTGGTTAAACACCGCAAGTAAACAATATGTTTATTATCATGTCAACATTATGATGGTTCGTGACTGTAAACTTTTGGTTTAAAATCAGGGAATGAAAGGAAGAACTCACCAAGTAGATCACCCGCAGATAAAGCGGCTGAATGAACTGATGGAACTGAAGGGTATCTCTAAAGCAGAGATGGCCCGGATTGCTGGCGTCAGCCCTCAGTCGGTTAACAACTGGTTTGCTCGCGGCACGATCGGAAAGAGCTCGGCGCTAAAACTTGCAGAGGCTCTTGGTGTATCCGTAGCCTGGATACTTTGTGAAGGCGACGACAGCGAAACAGGACTGTCAGAACGACAACTCCAGCTCCTTAACCTTTTTGAACAATTGCCAGAGTCTGAGCAGGACAACATGATCGCTGCATTCAGCGCCCGCCTTAAAGAGCTTGATGAGTTTGTAGAAAAATACGTCAGGAAACGCGTTAAGAGCGACGAGTAACCCCCCTATCGACCTGCTTCTGTTCGCAATGTCCGCCACTCAATAAACAAAAATCAAACCGCCTGCATGGCGGTTTTTTTGTGCCTATCGATTTTATAAACTCATTTTGTTGACACTTTTATAAACTTTGTGTTTAATAGATTTCATCAAGCAGCAGCGAACAGGCAGGAAGCCCACGAAGTAGCCGCCCGGGGCGCACGAAGACCGGGATGATTCGCTAACGCAGCAGGTGAAAAACGTTCTGACAGCTGGAAAGACAGCACCGAGGCATGACCAATGACCACTACAGCAGAGGGCAACACGATGCAACTCGAAAAAAACGCGAATTGGCAGACCAAAGCGCGCGGCGACAACGACAGCGAATATCAGATTTACCTTGCATGCGCTGACGACGGTAAAGGCAATGAATTTATGACCGGAAAGCCGCTGAAAACCTATGACGAGTGGCTAGCCAGCTAACACCCACCGCGCCCTAATGGGCGCACCGAGGCAATCATGAGCGACAGAGGTTTCTGGATTGTAATTGTCGTCGGCGCCTGCGGCCTGTTCTGGACGGGAGTCATCGTAGCAGCACTGATTTAGGGAGGCATCACCATGAGCAAGATCGTCCCAAACAGCGGTAAGGCTGTCAGCCTCCGCAACTCGCGCACCGGCGCGCCGTGGGTAGCATCGTTCGATTACATCCGCGGCCGCTACCGGTTCGAACCGGTCGGCAATCTACGGGCCATCAAGCGCCCTTTTGAATCCCTGCGGATCCCGCCGGAATTCGAGCCAGCCGGCACGCACTAAAGCACCACCTGAAACAGCAGTAAAAAATGCCCGAATTAATGGGCAGGACCAAACACGCAATTTAATCAAATGAGGCATGACCATGAAAGTAACTAACGCAACTTTAGTCTGTGAGCAAATTCACGCAGGTGTTCACTCTGTATCTGAAAACGATAATGTCATTGGATATATCGCCAAGACCAAAAACGATGAATTACCTGTTGGTGCAGTATTAGCAGACGGAACCGATCTCGGTGAATTTGATTGTCCTGACTGCGCAGTAAAAGAAATTTACCGCAAAGCAAACAATATTACTGACGGGCATTTAATTACCAGCGACGAAAAGAAAGAAATGCTTTTGGCCTTCATGATGGCAATGCTTGGCGGCTCAGCAGAACGCACAACCCACTAATTGCTGTGTGTAGTCTTCCCCGCCAGCGATGGCGGGGCTTTTTCAAATATTGAAATGCGTCATGCGTTTCCCTCCCGGGGCGTCAACTCGTAGGGCGCATTTCAATAAATCAAAGAGAGGGTTTATATAATGCAAACTTTCAACACAGAATTAGCAATTGAGGCCCAGAGCCAATATTGCAATGAAAGCCGCCTTCCGAATTTCTCACCAATTGACGGAATTTGTTACCGTTGCAACAAAGATGTTTATGTTCCAGTTGAAAATAAACACGGTGACTTTGTTTCCGGAATTTCCGTAGAAAAGGCAGCGAGCACCCACATTATTGATTGCCCGCACTGCCGAATGAGTTATTGCGATTAAAAGTAAAAAGGCCCGCACAAGGCGGGCCAGTCTACCGGCTTAACGTCCCGGTGACGGGCTGCCAGGGGACCAACCCTAACAGCCGAGGCATGACCAATGACCACATCGAGGATGCAGCACCGATCGGCCTGCATTCTACCTAAAACTCAGGAGAATTGCACAATGCAAAACGTCTACGCCTACCACTTAAAGGCAAAGCAAAAGTCAGGGAAACCCTCGCTTTTCATCTGGTTTGAAGCAAAGAACGATGCGCGGGCAAAGCGTGACCTCGAAAACCACATCGAGGACGCCGAGCTGGATCAATCCGCTTACTTCAAGCCAGTACGCACCAATTACCCCGTTGTTGACGATCTGCCGCCAGAAGCGGCGTTCTGTGATACCTGGTGCCTGCGCTACAAACTGGACGATAACCTGTCGTGGCAGGTCATCCCTGCGGCTGAGCGCGAGCCGCACAAACCTGCAGGTGATGCTGGTGCATCAGAAACCAGCAGCAGCCAAAAGCCACAGATAGACCAGACGACCAATGACGGCGGGGATCCAGCTCACGGGCAAGAGCCGAGAGCGTACTTCGCAAAAATGAGCGCTGACACGCGGGCTGTCGCCGTCATCCTGCACGGCTTCGAGGTGATCGACACCGTGCTGAGCAAATCGCAGATGACCAATGTCATCAACACCGCATTGAGCGGGGAATCCGCTTATATCGCCGATATGCTGCAGGCTCTACGCCTGCCTGCCGTTTCCTGCATGGATCCCGAGCGCTTCGCGGCTTTCATTGCCGGGGTCGCGCGCCGCTATGAAGAAACCGATCCTGAATCGACCTTCATCAATATCCGCAAATACGTTGAGCAGCTGCTGAAACCGGCCCCGGAGCCGGAAGCAGAAACGACGAAAACCGTACATAAGCGCGGCTATACCCAAACGCATGATGCCCTTGATCGTGAGATCGCCTGCGCACTGTGGGTCGGTGATGTCGACTGCCAAAATATAGCCGGTGAGATCGATCGCTGGGCGCAGAAAAAAATAAAAAACGATGACGAGGACTTTAAACGTTGGTCAATGGCGCTGCGCGCTGCCCCGAACATCCTCAAATACAGCCGTGAGACAATTTTCGGCGTGGTCCGCAATGTTCCATCGTCTGATATGTACCACTTCCCCGCCACACTCCGCGGCTGGATTGAGAAATATTTGTCTGAGCATGGCGTCTATGAATTTGGCGCGGCGCCGGATGCCGTGCAGTTGGCTGCAGAGCCAGAGCCAGAGCCAGAGCCAGAGCCAGAGCCAGAGCCAGAGCCAGAGCTTGTCAGTTTAGGCGGTGGCCGCTTCGACGCATCGAGCCTTTTTGAAGCCTCGCCGCTGGCTGCCGTGCAGGTTGACAATGAACCTTCCGACGACAACGCGCTGCAGCAGCAGATCCCAGCACCGACGCAGGCTGAAGCCTTAATTGACAGTGAAAAAGTGGAAGTAGCGCTGCAGCCGGAAGGTGAGCCTGCAGGAAGTCAACAGCCGGCGTATTTCGAGCCAGGCCGTTACGCTGATATTTCGAATGCTGCCTATCACGCTGCGAACGGCATCAGCAGCACACAGGTGAAAGACGCACGCATCAGCCTGATGTATTACCACGGGCGCCACGTCATCAAAACGATCGGCCGGCAACGCAGCGACGCGCTGACGTTCGGCTCGCTGGTGCACACGCTCGCGCTTGAGCCAGAGAATCTGGAGCGAGATTTCAACGTAGAGCCGATTATCCCGGACAGCGCTTTCACGAATACCGCCTCAATGCGCGCATTTATCGAACAGCACAACGCCAACCTGCCGAAACAGACCGACGCCGATACGCTACGCGCCGTGATCGAGAAGCATAACGCCACCCTACCGGCGTCGTATGCGTTGGGCGGAAATTACGAAGAAACCGCGCAATTTTATGTTTCACTGCCGGTTGAGTTTCAAAGCCTGGCAACGGCCGAACCTACGGCTTCAGCGATGAAGGGGTGCATCAAGAAGTACAACGCCACCCTGCTGGCGCCGTTGAAAACCACCGGCGGCCGCGACGCACTGCTGGAACAGTTGGCGACAATCGATCAGGAGTTTGTCGAGAAAGAGCGCGCGATTCCGGCGCCGTTGCCGGTCAGCGGCAGCAAAGAGGATATGGCCGCGCGTATCAAAACGATTTTGCCAACGGCGGTCTTCGCCGACGAAGTGATCGATGCCTGGAAAAATTCCGACGACGGCCGCCAGCAGGTCACCCAGCAGCAAATGCAGCATGCCAAAGCCATTCAGCGTGCGCTGTTTACCCATCCTTCAGCGGGTCCGCTGCTGCAGCATGAGCATCGTGCGGTTGAAGCGAGTTATTTCGGCTTTGATGAGGAAACCGGCCTCGAGGTCCGTGTCCGCCCTGACCTTGAGATCGATCTTAACAGCGTGCGCGTCGGTGTGGATTTGAAATCAGTCAGCATGGGCCGCGTGAAGCAAGACGCGCTGCGCGCCAAGCTGCACCGCGAAATTATCGATCGGGACTACCACCTCAGCGCTGCCATGTATAGCGACATCGCCGCCTTTGACCAGTTCTTCTGGATCTTCGTCAACAAAGACGAGGGCTATCACTGGGTGGCTATCGTCGAGGCTTCTCCTGACCTGCTTGAGCTTGGCCGGCTTGAGTACAAAAAGGCGCTGCGAGACATCAAAAACGCATTCGACACCGACACCTGGCCGGCGCCGATCACCGAAGAGATCGTCGACGACTTAAACGACTTCGACCAGCGCCGCATGGAAGCGCTGCGCGTTGCATAAGGGGCAAAACATAATGAGCAATATCAGCATTCCTGAAGAAAAAACGGCGTCGGTTACCGACTCAAACATCGCGCTGTTCAACCCGCAGTACCTGACCGCTATCAACCAATTTGCGCAGGTCATGGCGAGCGGTACAGCGACGATCCCCGCCCATCTACGAGGGAATCCTGCCGACTGCATGGCGATCGCTATGCAGGCCGCCCAGTGGCAAATGAACCCCTTCGCAGTGGCTCAGAAAACTTTCATCGTGAGCGGCGTTCTCGGCTACGAAGCGCAGCTGGTTAATGCGGTGATTTCCACCCGCGGGCCGCTGGTCGACCGCATCAACTATGACTGGTTCGGTCCGTGGGAAAAGGTGATCGGCAAGTTTGATATTCGCAAGGGGGATAAAGGTGAGTATCGCATTCCTGGCTGGCGCCTGGCTGATGAAGAAGGGATTGGGATCCGCGTATGGGCAACGCTGAGGGGGGAGGATAAACCGCGGGAGTTGGTGCTCATGCTGGCGCAGGCCCGCACCCGCAACTCTACGCTCTGGGCTGATGATCCGCGCCAACAACTTGCCTATCTGGCAGTGAAACGCTGGGCGCGCCTGTACTGCCCGGAAGTGATTCTCGGCGTCTACACGATCGACGAGTTGGAAAAGACGGAAGAACGCGAAATTAACCCGCAGCGCGGCGCCTCGCGCGTCAGTGTGAGCCAGCTTGCGGACGGACCTGCCGCCGCACCCGTGCAACAGAGCGCCCCGCCTGTTGATACGGATGATATTGCCGGCGGCATTCGGACAGCTATCGATCAGGCAGAAACAACAGACCAAGCATCAAATATCCGCGCACAGGTTGAAGAGTTACGTCAAAAGCTGGGGATCGCCGCTTACACCGAGTTGAAAAACAAAGTGATTAAACGCCACCGGCAGATCACCGCATGCGGCAGCATCAGTAGCCAACTGAAAGACTGCCGGAGCGCCGAGGAGTTCGCCGCGGTAGAGGCGCTGGTGCGACGGTCAGAGCGAGATCTAAGCGCTGATGACATGGAGCGTTTCCAGCTTGCGCTCGACGATATGCGCCCAGAGTTTCAGGGCTGATTTTGGAAAATCAACGCACAACGCCGGCCACGGCTAATATTGTGGCCGGTTGTGCTGAGTAGTGAGGCATGACCAATGGCTAAATGGATGACTCTCGAAGAATGGCGAGATGATAACTACACCGATAAAAAACCAAGCATCCAGACGCTCTGGCGCTGGGCGCGCAACGGAAACTTCTACCCGCCGGCGGAGAAGCACGGCAAGCAGTACCGGCTGACACCAGGGACTATTTACATCAACCCCAAGGACTTCAACCTGGGGAGAAAAATAAAGGAAGCGCAGAGCCCAAATCCAGCGAGGCTCGCGTTCATGGAGAAAGTAATCAATGGCACGGCGAAGGGAGGGTTATGACATGCGCTTACCGAAAAACCTGACATTCCGCCGAAACCGGAACGCGTTCTACTGGCGCAATCCAGTCACCAAAAAGGAGATCTCTCTCGGTCAGATTTCGCGGCGCGAGGCTATCGCCCAGGCGATTGAAGCCAACCACTATATTGAGCAAAATTACTCTCCCGTTCTGCTCCTGGAGAAAATTAAGGGCAGCCACGAATACACGCTAAACGCCTGGCTCGATCGTTACGATGTCCTGTTCAAGCGGCGAGAACTGGCCGAGAACACATACAAAGTGCGCGCTGGACAAATTGCCATTATCCGGGAGCGCCTGGGCGACATGGTGCTGACAAAAATCACGACACGCCACATCGCCGAATTTCTCGAGTTTTGGATCGCCCAGAACAAAAAGACAATGGCCGCAACCATGCGATCGGTGCTGTCTGATATTTTCCGCGAGGCGATCGTGGAAGGTCACATCGAAAACAACCCTGTGACCCCTACCCGCGCGGCGAAAGCTGTCGTGATGCGCGAACGTCTGGAGCTGAAGCAATACGGGCCGATTCGAGATGCAGCGGAGACAATGCCGCCGTGGTTCTGCCTGGCGATGGATCTCGCTCTGGTCTCCGGCCAACGCCGCGAGGATCTGACGCAAATGCGCTTTAGCCATATCGTTGACGGACGCCTGCAGGTTGAACAAGGCAAGACGGGGGCTTTGCTCTCCCTCCCCCTTGATCTTGAACTGAAATGTATGGGCCTGCGGCTTGGCACCGTTATCGACCGATGCCGATTGGTCAGCACGACAGACTTCATGATCAGCGCCGGCATCAGGAAAAATAGCCCAGATGGTTCGATCCATCCCGACGGGTTAACGAAAAAATTTGTCGCCGCGCGGAAAGCATCAGGTTTGGAATTTCAGGAAAGCCCGCCGACGTTCCACGAGATCCGAAGCCTGTCCGGCCGCCTGTACGAAAAGCAGAACGACAAGGCATTTGCTCAAAAGCTGCTGGGACATACAACGGAAATGATGACGCTGAAATATCTTAAAACGAGGGGGAAAGAGTACGTGATGCTGTAAAAGACCGAATATCAAAATTCGGACATATTTCGGACATTTTCGGACAAACGAAAATAAACCCTTTAAAATCAATAACTCAAAAAAAGACCGAATACGATTCCTATATTCGGTCTAGGGAAATGGCTCTTGGGAGAGAGCCGTGCGCTAAAAGTTGGCATTTAATGCAGGGCTTGTTCAGCCGTGCACTTTAAGAGTAGCCTACCGCGCCAGTTTTGCCAGCCGCCCGGCGGCCGCGTGATAGTTTCGTGACGAAATAACTATGCGGCAAATGCGCATCAATCCGCGCACGTTGGGCAAGGCGTTGGCAAACAAGCGGTTAGTCAGCGCACAGCTTCTCGGCGCGTTCGATAAACGGCGCCAGGCTCATTTTTTTCCCCGGTTCGGCAGGGTCGTCCAGCAGGAGCACCTCCAGCGGCTGCGCACGCTGATGGCCCTTCTTCACCTGCTGCTCCGCTGCGTCGTTGAGCGGGTATTGCATCAGGGTGCTGTTATTCAGCACGAACAGCGCGCCGCCGCTGCGGCACTGCAGCGTCACTTCTTCCTTGGTGAACGCCCACTGTTTGCCGTACTCCAGTTTGGTGATGTTCACCAGTTTGTCTGCCGCCAGCGCGCCGGTCGCGGTTGCCAGCAGCGTAATGCCGAGTAATACCGATTTCAT